GGACCTTGAATGAAAAGAGTTTTCTTACCGTTTACATTTTCGGTAATAACTTCTACTGATTCAATTTCTTCTGTAATAAGTTTCATTATGCTTGACCTGAAAGTTGTACTTGTTGTGCATAAACAACACCAGCACTTCCTTCTGTTCGTGCCGCTAATCTTTGTGACATAATAAGACTTGCGCTACCATTTGCTCCATAAGGAGAAAATGCCGTTACAATTCCACTTGTATCATAATTAACTACCAAACTGGTTTGATAAGAACCATTTACGCCAGATGATACGTCAACAGACATAACTGGTTGATGAACAAAATTATGATATGTAGAACCAGTTAAAGTTACGTAATCACCAACTCCAAATGGAACTTGAGTTCCTTCTGGAACAGAAATTGTTGTTGTAGTTCCTGTCGTAATTGCAACAACTCTATTTGATGCTTTTGTCATCGCAAGAGTTGCTGAAGTTCCTGCAGGAATATAATAATCTCCAATTGTGGCAGTTGGATTAGTTCCAATTGCCACAAATGCTCCAGCAGTAACTGCAGTCACTCTCATTACATTCGATTGAACGGTAAATGAAGTTGACATCGATGAAGTGGCACTCGTGGTTAGTGAAGTGCCTATACCTACTGGTCTATGCGCCATTATTCTTATAGTTCATTTAATAATTATTTATTAATTTCTATTCTTCTTCTGCCATCCCAAAAAGGGATTGTGCTACAGAAGGTCTAAAAGTATCGATTTTTTCTGCCGATTTTGTAAATAATAAATCCTTAATCTTATCGCTAATTTGTGATGAAGATTCACCGGTAGCAATCATATCTAAAAGATCGTCCATTTTATGTCAAAAATATTAACTGTTAGTATTTATATTTCACCACCCTTGGGCATCTTTGTTGGTTCATTTTTTGGTTCAACAATTCTACCATCTGCTTCTGTAGCTCCACCGCCTTTTACTCCATCAGTATTTGGTTCCATCACTGGCTTTCCTAAATCCATATTGGGTGATTGATCTAAAGGTAATCCTGTTTGAGGATCAATAGGTTCATTTGGATCTGGAATAATACCATCCGCAATTTCTTTTTTCATGATTTTATCTTGTTCAATAATTTCTTCATCAGTTTGGCGAAGAATTTTGCGTCGTATATAATCTTGTGAAAAATATTTACCAACATATGGTTCTGCAACTTGAACCATATTTAATCTTTCATTTAAAAGTTCTGCATCCTTAAGTTCTGCAAAATGATTGTCATAAAGGAAATCATATTGGATATGTTCATCCATTGAGTCCCAATCTTCTGGGGTAATAATATTTTTAAGAATCAACTGAGTTTTCAGCATATCATTGAACATTGCGGAAAATCTTTTTCTTAAACGTGCAACAAATTTGCTAAATTTAACTTCATCTCTAAGGATTTCTGATGAACGTCCAAGATTAAATCCACCTTCTCCATCCATTCTTGAAGGAGGAACATTCAATGAACGATAAAGTTTTTTCTTAAAGTATTCAATATCTGTAATTTCTCCAAGATTTTGTCCCCCAGGAAGTGTTGAAATTTCAGTTCCTCTACCACCTTCTCTACGTGGGAGCCAAAAATCCTCAAGCATTGCCATGAATTTTTTATCATCACGGATTTCTCCAGTTGATGAATCATATACCTGCTTGTTGCGATAACGCATCATAACATCACGAAGGTATTGTTCTGCTTTAACCTTAGGCAAATTACCTACGTCAATGTAGAAAATACGACGCTCAGGCGCACGAGAAAGTCTGTAAATGACAAGAGAGTCTTCAATCATTCTTAATTGATTGAGAGACTTAATTGCTTTGTGAAGATATGAAAGTGTTGATCCTTTGTTCCTATCTACAAGTCCAGATGTACAATATGTAATTGCATCTTTAGCAAATTTAATCCCACCAGTACCACCTAATGACGATGGATTGGTAGTGGGATATGTCATTTTTGGATTATAAATGAAGTATTCCTCAATTTCAGGAAACTCATAACTCATTGGATCATCATTATTTACATTCGCTAACCTGTATTGATTTTTTATTTTTTCTGTCTGCTTTTGTTGTCGAACATAACGCATTTTCATTGCGTCAATGTATCTTAATTCTTGAATCCCTGCATGAGGATTTTTTAAATCAATTACTTTATGATAATATAATCTACCATCAACATACCAATTTCTATAAATTTCGTGAGATTTTCTATTAAAATCTAAGAGATCTAAAATATATTTAAATTCTTCTCTAATTTTTTTCTTTATACCGTCGCTTGCATTTAAATTTGAAAGTTCTACCGATACTGGAGTATCATTTGTATCAGATACAATTGCTTCATTTACAATATCTTCAATTGCACTATCACATTCTGGGTGAAGTGCCATTTCACGATATCTTTTAATTAAATCAAATTCAGTTCTATAGACGCCTTCAATGTCTACATATGATCCAAAAAAACCGCTAGTTAAATAATAATCAGATTCATCCTCGTTATTTGGTGGAACGGGAGAAAGAGCTGAGGGTGGAAGTATATTACCACCCTCATCTTCAATAGAAAATCCAAACAGTTTCGCCATTATTAATATTAAACTTTTACCTATTTATTCGCTTAAATTAGTTCTGTCCAGAGAATGGTGTCCAGTATTGAACTTGGAATTCAACAGTAAATTCTTCAATCGTATCAGCAGTATCATAAGAAAGATCGATTGCTGAGATACTTGTTGGGAAAATATCATAGAATTTATACTGTGCAGAAACTTTTAATCCACCACCAAAAGCATTATTGCCCGTAGTAGAAGGATTTCTTGATAACTGTCTAACAGTTGCTGATCTCATATAATCATTTGGATTTGTGGAACCACTTCCATCTCCAAATTGTCCGATGTATTGCATCCATTTTTCCATTGAAGATCTAATTTTAAAATCTTCATCATTAATAACTGTTACGCTCCAAGTTTCAAATGTTCTGTCTCCAGCAACTTTAAAAATTCTCCCTCTAAATGGAACATCAATAGAAGCAATTGTTGATGCAGGAAGTTGGGCAGATTTGCAAAGAATGCTAAAATCTGCAGACGAAAATTGTCCTCCTCCAGGCATATCTGTTAAGATAACTTCAAATAGATTGGCGCGAGCACCACCTCCTCTTAAAGTTGACTTAAAATCTTGAATAGTGTTTGCCATTGTTTAATCCTCCTTTGTTTAGTTAATTTAAATTAAACTCTACCAACAACTTCTTCGAAGCTTACTCCTGTTCGAGTAGCAACAAATGTAAGTGTGACATAATTAATAGATTTAGCTGGTTTCAGGAAGATATCAGCTCTAAATTCATTGTTATCAATAACATCGGGAGTGTTGTTAGTCGTATCACAAACAACATAGAATCCGTAAAGTCCTCTCTTTGCCTGAATATCACGAAGATATGGTTCAACAATATTCTTAAAGTTTGCTCTTGTCAATTCATCATTCAATTCGAACAATTGAGCTTCTGCAGATTTTTGCAGAGCCTGTTCAATCGTCAAGAAGAGACGACGAACGTTAATTCTATCTAAAGCAGATGCATATGAAAGAGCAGTTTTGTCGCCAAATAATAAAGTACCAACTCCTGGTTTTGAAACAATAGAATTAATTCTTGCAGGATAAAGTTGATCTCTTTGTGCTTGAGTTGGATTATATGCAAGTTTAACTGCATTATTTAAAATTCCTCTTTGTTGTCCAGCAGGAGAGAACCATGGGAATGATGTAATATTTGTTCTGCACATTAACCCTGCAATGTCAGCATTACATGGAATGTATACATACTTGTTATTAAATCTATCATAGGTATACTTATAACCACTATCAAATACTGCAAATGATGATGAATAATTAATTCCGTTAAAGTATGAAAGTAAATTAGTTGTCTGGGTAGTAGAATTTGTAACACCAACTAAATCTGCTTTATGAGGTCCAACAACTGCCATACAATCTTTTCTTGCCTCAGCAATTCCCATGATATAATTTGCTTTTGATTGAGAATCGGTTTTTGAAGTGAGTCCAGGACCCATAATCAAATAATCAACTGCAATGTTATCTTTGTTGCTGAAAAGACTATATGAATTTTGAAGATCTCCAAGAGCTGCTGTCAATCCTCCCGAGGAAGAGTAGTCAATACCACCTAGCAAGGTGTATGTTTTATTTCCAATTGCACTAAAGACTGTTCCTTGGGCATTTTGTCCCCAAAGTCCTTGTGCTGTTGTATATGGAGTAACTCCAGAAGAAAATGCTGTTGCTGTTGGAGTTGTTCCCCAATAAACATCAGATGCAGCAGAAGGATCTCCACCTGCATAAATTTGTGAGGAGAAATCTGCAAGATACTGTTTATACCAAATTTGATTTGGTGAATTTACTGCAGATACTGAATCAAGAGCTTTTGATAACCCAAGATGCTTTTCAAGAATTGTTGCCTGATTTCCTGTAATAGTACCTGTATCATCAACAACTACAACATGAAGGGCATCATTTCTTCCGTTTCTATCTACACTATATTTTGTAGTTACTGGTTTTGATGCGATAGACTTCCAATAAATTGTTGAATTTGTAAGTCCTAAAGTTTGTTGATCGTACCAATCACTTACTACTGCTGGTATAAATGTTGAACCAGCTCCTGCAGGGGATGATAGATTAACAGCGCCTGTTGTTAAGAAAGCTGAATAAGAGTTACCAGAACCATAAGTAACATTTGTCTCAGTTCCAGCTGAAGAAACTCTAGAAACAATTTTTACTGTAATTGAACTGTTACCAGTAACAGTTGAAATCCCAGTAACAATTCCTTTAAGATATCCAGTAAAAGATCCCCCAACACCTGGAATAACTACTCCGCTGAGAGAAGTAGATACTGCAGCTCCTACAGTAGCTCCAATCCCTGCTGGAGTAAAGGTTCCTAACCCAAGAATTTGATCTCCAAGATCGTCAATATAACATACTTTTAAATTATTTGCCCAAGATCCAGGATTTTTTGCTGCGTATAAGAAGTTTGATGCAGTAGAGTGATTATTGAGATAATCATCGTAGTTATCAATTCTTCCATCACCAGTCATACTGGTATATCCAATACCGCCAGATGTAAGACCAGTTCCTGCATTTGCATTCTGTAAGGTTGAACCAGCAGTTCTAATTACCTTAAGAACACCACCATAAGAAAGATATGATGCTGCACTCATCCAATACTCGTACTGACCATCTGTTGAGATTGGCTTTCCAAAAGTATTGATTAAATCTTGCTCATTTTGGATATCAATTGGGTAATCAACAGGTCCGATTGGAAAGGGACCTGCGATTGCACCAATATTGTCCAATACATTATCTGCTCTTCCTACAGTTAAGTCAACCTCTCTCGTAAGTACGCCGGGAGATAATTGAGGAGTCGCCATGTTTTTCTCCTAAATCACAGTTTATCTAAAAAATATTTATTAAAATATTAATTTACATATATTCCCACATGTAAGAGCGATCGCCATACTCATCCACATACCATCTATCTCCTTCTTGATCTACAAAACTTTCTGATTCCAATCCATCCGAAACAAATCCAAACGGTGCCATATCTTGTTCAATTTGATTTTTTTGTTCCTCATAGAGTCTTTTCCTTACATCTTGATCCGTAAGTTCTTTGAAATAATCTTGAGCAACTAACCACGCATAGATTACTAGGCACATTGCCAAATCATCATTACATCCTTCTTCTGCTTCGAAAGAGTTATGTTTCTGAATAAAAGTTGTAAGTTCACTCATGATTTCATAATCATTGAAAATGAGTTTATTCTCTTCAACCATTGTTTTTAAATTTAAACATCCAACTTTTTTGACTGTTTTGGACATTTTAACTCCAAGTTGAGTTTTCTTTCCAGAAAATCCTTGTCCAACAACTTGTCCAGCTCTTCCTCGCATAGAACACATTAAAACATTATTATATTCTAAATCATATTGAAGAATACTTGCTACTTGATCTCCTACATCATTTACTTCACATAAAATATACGCATTATTATAACTCCTTGCTATATCATAAATAATGCTTGGAAATAGCATTGGTTTAATTTCATTGTTTCTGTATTTTGCAACAACCTTATGAGGAAATTGAGTTATATCCATTACCACAAATGCAGAATAGTCACTCCCTACCCCTCTAGCAACGTCCACAGTAATCAAATAGTCATGTTCTTCTTCTGGATCCACATAAACATCTAAACCCCCGCTACGAGTCTTAGGGTGCTCATACACGAGGGTTCTGAGTTTGGATGGTGAAATGAGTGTATCGACAGAACCTAAAAATTCACATTCAAACTCAACTTTAAATTGTTGCTCAGAAGTATTTGCAATTGTCTGCTTCTTCCAATTTTCATCTCTACCTGGAACTTCACTCCAATGAACATCAGTAAATACGTATTCATTTTTTCCACGTTCAGCATCATGCCACATACGGTAGAAATGATTCATACCATGTGGAGTAGAAACTATAATTACTTTGGTGCTTTTACCTGAAGTAATAGTAGGATAAACGGATGCAAAGAATGAATCTGCAATATGGTTTGGAACGAAAGCAAATTCGTCTAGGAATAAGATATTAAATGACATTCCTCGAACGGCACTTGCTGATGTAGAGGCAGCAAGAATTTTAGATCCGTTTTCTAATTCAAGTGAACCTTTGTTCCAAGAGATGATGCCCTGTTGCATCCATTTAGGTAAGTTTTCATAAGCAGTTTGAAGTCTGTCAAGAAGTTCTCTTGCCGTTGCTGCTTTGTTTGCAAGAATACCAATATTTACGTTATCGTTAAAGACTGCATAATGCAAAAGAAAAGACACTACAGTGGTAGATTTACCAGTCTGTCTTGGCATTTTGCAGATATTAAATCTATGTCTATGAAAATTATTAACTAGTTTTTCTTGAAATGGATATAACTCAAAGGGCATTAGCCCATGATCCAAAGTCACAATTTTTACATAATTTTTTGCAAAGTAAACAGGATCATCTTTACATCTCATAAACTCAAGAATTTGTTCTTGAGTAAATTCAATCGAAGTATTTGCTTTTTTTAAATTCGGATTACCAAGATAAATGTCATCAGCCATAATATAACTCTATTTTACTAACAATTCCATTTTCTTAATGATTTATTGATTCTTGAATCTGGATCATGTGCAGTTTTTGCACTAGTCAGTTTTGCTTTCATTCCTTTCATTCTGGAGCAAAATGACTTTCTGCGATTTGCTGATTTGCTTCCTGGTTTTAATTTTGAAGGTTTTGTAGTAACAGCAAGTGAAAGATGCGAACCTGGATGCTCTTTGCGATAAGAAGCAATACCTTTTTTATTTAACCCACCTTCTGGATTCTTACCTTCTTTACGTTGCCATGCTGCAACTTCTTCAATTGCCTCTTCTCCAATAGTTCCATTATTTAAAAGATAATTTTTTGATTTAGAATTTACAACTTGAATTAGAGGCATTCCTGGTTGGAGTGTTGAAACATTATATTGAAGTACAATTGCTGAAGGATATACTTTTTGAATTTCAGAAGTTACGTCCTTTTTGGATGGCATACCAACTTGTGGAAAGAACATTCTAATTGAATATGTTTTTCCTCTCCAACTTAAAATAACTGCAATAATATTTCCAGTTTCTGATTGAAGGCGTGTTGCTTCTTCAAGTTCATTATTTGCCATAAAAGCACTTTTTGGAGATTCAATTGGATCTGGTTTAATTAAGTCAATAACTTCTGCATATAAATTTCCATTTGCATCTTCAATAGATACATCTTCTTTCATTCTCTCTGCTTGTTTGCGTTTAATATATTGCATATAAGACTCGCCTGGTCTTAATTTATTATTGGAGTTGGAAGTAGGAGAAGATGTAGCACCATCTTCACGAGCTCGTTGGTTGGGACCAGGACCGCCTAATCTACGATCCTGTTCTGGATCTGGATGCCAAAAATCTGCACGTTCATTCACACCTTCTTTTTTATTTCCCCAGTTTGCAGCACCAACTTTGCGGCATTTTACTAATGCTCCAGATGCATATGCAGATGGCCAAACACTATATCTTGATTTGACTTTAGTGTAACAAGCATCTTTTGTACCACTCCCTTTAGTTTTTTTATCAGATTCTTCTTTTACATCAGTAGCAACATAAGTAGGTTTTGCCGCTCCTGACTTTGATTGTTGTCCTGGATCTGCTGCTTTTTTTCTTCTTGATGCAGAGAGTCTTTGTGCAGGAGTCATGCTTGCTCTTTTTGAGGATGAAACGCACTTGGGAGTTCCTTCTCCTGGTTCATCACTTGCACAAGTACCACCAGTTACAACATTTACGTAACCGGGTTTTCCATCTTTTGATTTAGAATCTTGATACCATTTATGAAGATTTCCTGCTTCTTGAAGTTCTCCAAGAATTTTATCTACAAGTGTTTCTTCTTTCATTTTAGGTAAAGAAACTGCTGCTGCTTTTTGCTTTTGAAGTGCAACTGCTTTATCTCCAAGTTGTTTTGCTGCATCTGGAGTCAATGCACCAGCACCTGATGATTTTTTAATTTCAAATCCAAGTGCTTTTGCTTCATTTGTTGGAACACAATTTGGAACCATTTTTTTGCCCTTTTTCTTTAAACCTTTTTGCGTATAACCAACCCAACATGCTTCTTCAACTTCTGATTTTGCTTTTGCTTTTTTCTTACTGATTGCAATTGCTGCTTGTTGATCAGGACTTGCTGCTTCTTCCATTTCTCCACTATCAATATAGTCTGCTGCTGTATCAATATAATCTGCTGCTTTAGTAATTTTAGATTGAACCCATGCTTCTAAATTTCCTTCGCCTTTACCAACTTTCTTATTAATCCTTTGTGCTGCCCTTACTAAAGTATCAAGTTCTGAACGCACCATGGAATATTCATGATCTTTTACAGAAACTTTATCCCATGCTCTTCCGCCATAAGAACACTCTGAACGTGTTTCTCTTTTATCGCAGAGAGGACAATATCTTTGTTCTTTTTTCATGACTTCCTCCTTTAGTTTTGCGGGTATTGAAAATATATCCCAACATTTTGGACCGTACTTACATTCACTTCTTGTTTGAACTTTTTCACATTTTGTACAATATCTCTTATCATATTCAATGTGTACAGAATGTACAGGATGTATGGGCGAATCCATATCATCCTCACCCGCATCAGCATATTCTTTTATATCTTTGAACTTTTTATGTTCTTTTTTTGCAGATGCTTCCATCTTTTTAAGACGTGTATAATAATCAGGAATTTCATCTAAATGTTGAAGAGCAATATCCATTGCAAGAGTATGATCTTTAGTATGTTCATGTTCAATTGGTTCGCCCATATCCAGTTGCTTTTGAATGAAAGAAACATCAAGACGATGTTTTTTTGCAATTTGTTCAGCTGAAAGATGGGGCTTCAATTTTTGCATTTTATTTTTATTTATCTTCTGCAGTTAGTCCATTCTTTAAAAGTTTAGCTAATTCTGCAGTAGAACCTACAAAAAGAGCATTAGTAACATTTGTGGGACTTTTTATTTGCCTGTGCTCTTCAATATCCTTTAATTTCTTTTGCAAATCCATCAGTTTATCAGTGGCATCTGCAACATTTTTGATTAATTGTCCAGCAACTTCGTATGCACGAGGCATCTCACTTTCTTGTGCTAATTCAAGAATTCCATTGATTGCTTCTTGTCCTTTTTCTATAATTGAATATAAATTTCCTCTAGTATAATCATAATCTTTTTTAATATCATTA